TTCCCGATGTGTAAATAGGACAAGGGAACGCTGCCAAGGCTTCCTCTTCTGTGTTAAAGACATAAGGTAATACAACATCAATAAATGCTGCTCCACCGACACCTGTAATCAAATATGCTGTATTTTCGTAGTTGATGTATTGTCCCACATCTATCGTGTCTCCTGTGTATCTAAAAAACATCGTAGAACCATCACAAAGATTAGTTGCTTGAAGTGCTGCTCCCCACGCAAATACTTCAGGTGAAGGAGGGGTTGGAGATGGAGGTTCAGGGCACGGGTCAGGAGTACAAGTAGAAGCACTAACAACAACTAAACTACTATAAGTTGTTGGAAATGGAACTTTCGCACATAATGTATAAAGTGTAAGTGGTGATGCTATAAAAGATATTTCTTCATTACAACATCCAGTATAAGTAATGTCTCTTGCTCCGAACGATGTAGATTCAACTAAATAAGTCGCACACTCAATAACATCAGGTAAAGGACAAGCCCCAAGTGTAGTAATAGAAAAACTATCACTATCTATTGTATCTTGTGCCGCACACAATACTATTGTTTCTGTATCAGGTAAATAACCTACTTGTGCTACACCATTACAATCATCATAAAAAAACTCGGGGTCGTGTCCGTTATTATAAAGTTCATAAGTAATACAAGTTGGTAAAGGACAAGCACCCATATTATCAAAAGACATTACCCCACTTGTAAATCTAATAGTGTTCTGGCAAGCACAAAATGAAACAGGAGTATCAGCATCAACAAATAAAGTTTCTACTATACCAGTTTCACAATCTAAATAAGTTAAATATACTTCACCACCATCATTAAATCCTGAATATGAATTACAAGAACAACCTGAAAAAGTATCTATCTCTGGTTCAGGTGGGGTTGGTTGTGATGATGTCGCCTCAAGTTGAACCGAATAGTATTTTGTATTTGATGGATAATTGATTCCGTGTGCTGCCAAGTTAGGTGTTCCAACACCTATATAAACAACTTGTTCTTCAGCCCAATTTGTAGGTAAATCCCAAAACCTATCATAGTAATTACAGAAAGGTCTTGTTCCACATAACGATTCAACATTATAAGTTCTACCTGTTGAAATTAAGTTATTACTAATATCATAAAAACTGAATAAAGAAGAATAGATTTGTCTTGCTGGCAAGTCAGTCGTGGCATCATACCAATTTAACGCAGCCATTACAGCATAATCCCCTTCACGAATATATCTTGTTCTTGGAGAGTTGGTTAAAAATCTACTGGTAAGTTGTGGGAATACTCCTGTTGAACCAGTTAAATAATATGGCTCAAAGTTATAACTCTTTCCATTAAACCACTCCTTCACACCATTAGTGGCATAACAAGTATCAGATGGAACTGCTGGAAATCCAACATTACCATAACCAGTATAAACCTCAACAATACCGGTAATTGATGTGGCATATTCCTCACCAATCATAACATTATAAACGATTTGATTATCTTTAATATAACCCCACGCTATTTCGTGTATTGGTGTCTCACCCGAACAACCGATATTCACGGGAGCGGTCGCAGTATAGTTCATCAAGATTGGGGATAAATCTACTTGTCCCCACCCTTCAGTTGAAGGTGTTATTTTAAGTTGGGCTATTTGTCCGTCTTGAGTATAAACATCAACAACATATCTATAACGATAATATGATGGGTCAGTTGCTGCTGTTGATTGGAACTGAAACACCAAATTACTATAAACTGGTTGTATTGTTTCTGGTTGTGATAAAAATGTAATCATTATCCTATTGCTAATTTATATGTCTTATTGCCAAATATATTTATTCTATCAAAAATATCTCCTAATACTAATTCTTGATATTGTGGCTGTTCTAATAATTCCTCTATGTAATCTGCTGTATCGTTTTGGAAATCATCTGTAAATAAGTTATAACCTTTATAACCCACCTTTGATAAGTTCTTTGATATGGCAAAGGCTATACCTGTTGCTTTTGGTTTTGCTATATTTAATTTTTTAACAACCCACTCTGTAAGTTGTCCTTTTGTTGTTGCTACTGGTAATGGTCTTTTTGGTTTTGAGCCACCACCAAATACGAAATCAACACCATAATCTACCATCAAAATATCTATCTCCCCATCTCTTACTACATACTCAACACTATTGTATAAAGTTCCACTTCTTTCGTTGGAACTAAAGTTATATCTTGGTGGGGTTTTTGGTGCCCCCGTTTTTGTGTATCTGGCAGTAGGAGTTAAAATCCTTTCTTTGATTTTCTCAACAAGAAACTTTCCAATAAGATTTAATAACTCTTCTTCCATTATTCTTCTATATCTTCCTCTGGTTTAACTTCTATGTTGTAATGGGACATAGCGTCCTCTTTGGAATTAAACTCGTCCCAGCCAAAGTTTATACCCTCTGGTGTGTAAGCAATTTCTCCCTCTAACATATTACGAGGTTCTTTGGTTGTGATGTCTAAATAATCACCCTCTTCTATAAATAATTTGTATATCATATTATCCTATAATAGTCCAACCTTTACCTGTTGCGATTGCTCGTTCAGGTGCGGTAAGTGCTGCTGCTCCGGTTGCTCCGGTAATGTTTATTGTCTTGGCAGTAATTGTTGGTAAGTCGTTGAATACTTGAACGAGTGCTGCTTGTGATAAATCTGTATAAGAAATATTGATTTGTGGTGATGTTCCTGCGTATTGTCCCGCCCCATTATTTCTTATTCTTAATGTGTTAAGTAGATTTTTAACTGTGGCAGTTCCTGCTAAATCTAATTTACTAAACTTGGTATAAAAATCTAAAGATAATAATTGTGCCGAGTTAGTAGTCATACTTGTTCCATCAACATATATGGTTGAACTTGTTGATGGATTACCTAATTTATCAACATTATTTATTGTCTTTAATCTAGGACAAGTTAAAAATGTTTGATTTAATGATGTAAGAGCGGTTGATTGAGTTGTTGGTAATGTTATAGTTTCTAATGAATAAGTATTACCTAACATATTACTCATAGATGTAATATTTCCTGTTGTAGTTGGTAAAGTTATAGTTTTTAATAAAATACAAGCATTAAAAGTACTTGTTGCTATATTAAGAGAACTCATACTTGTAGGAAATGTTATTGATGTTAAATTATAACAAGCCTGAAAAGCACTTGCGATATTCGTACAACTATTCATCGCAGATGTTGGTAATACAATAGTTTCTAATGAGTAATTATTAACATTAGTAAATAACATAGTTGAAACTAATGGCATACTTGATGGATAAGTTATTGAACGAATATTATAACAATTTTGGAATGTTTGTTGTAATGAGGTACAAGCACTTAATGATGGTGGAAATATAACTGAATTAAGAGTGGAACAATTATTAAATGTTGTTGCTAATGTTGTGATATTATAACTTGATGGTATTTCTACTTTTGATAAAGAAGCATTAGCAGCAAAAGTTGAGGTCATATCAATCGTTGCCCCTACTGTTGTTGGTAGTGTTATTTCTTGTAAATTACAAGATGAGAATATAGAAGCCATAGATGTTAGTGATGGCATAGATGTTGGCATTATACAACTTGCTAATGAACTACACCCTTGAAACATACTTGCTAATGTTGAAGCATCAAAATTGGTGGGAAATATAAATGATTTAAGATTGATACAATTTTGGAACATACCAGCTGAACTAAATATAGTTCCTGATGCGACAGTTGTAGGCATCTTAACATATTCTAAAGAACTACAAGCTTGGAACATAGAGGTCGTTGTTATTGTTGTTGCCCCCGATGTAAATGATGGTATTTCAACTGTAATTAAACTATTACAATTTTGGAAAGCACTTAAATAATTGGTACATACAGGTAAAGATGGTAATGTAATTGATGTTAAATTATAACATCTAGCAAATAAACTAGTTAAACTTGTTATTTTTGGTAGTGATGCTGGAAATGAAACTCTTGTTAAATTAGCACAATCAGCAAATACCCCCGCCGTTAAGCTTGTGGCATTAGGTAATGGTGGAAAATCTATTTCTTGTAAAGAAAGACAACCATTAAAAGTGCCATTAAATCCAACAGAATTGGGTAATGATGTTGGCATAACAACTTTTGCTAAAGCCCTACAAGCTGTAAAGTTCTGGTCCCAGAGGCTACTACCAGTCATTTCTGCCGGTAATTTTACATATTCTAAAGTTGGAAAAAATCCATACCAACCAGAGATAGAAAGAAATACTATATTATTGGAATCTATAATTGTATCATTACCATAATATGCTTCTAACACACCAATAGGATATAAATTACTTTGTTGATTTGGGGTTATTCCAAAAGAAGCACGAGTTATTCTTGTTCCAGCATCACCATAAATCCTAACCTTATATGTATCATATCCCAAAGAACAAGGTGTTCCTGGTGTTGTATATGTGTGTGATGTGCTTGTTAATGCTATTGTTGAAATCGTATCTATTGTTCCATCACCCCAATCAATATAAATGTTTTGTGTTCCTAATGTTCTTGTAAAACTTGTTGTTATTGTAAATCCAGAAGAATATAAATTACTTGTTAAGTATTGAATCTCACCAGTAGTATCGGTTATTGTAATCCAATCAGCTTGTCTCGTCCAAGCAGAATACGGACTAACCGGTCTTTGTTTAATATAAGATGTTTGATTTGGAATATTAAAAGCCATATTATAATGTCGTATTAAAAATAACAATATCACCAGTCATATTATTACTCGGGGGATATTGTGAATTAAATGTTGATGAGCCTAAAGCCACAGAATTATATGGTTGAACTCTTGATGTAAGAGCAGTATAAACAGAATTATTATATGGGGTAAAATCTACCAACGATGATGTGGTAATACCTGTGTGTGAATATACATAATCATAATAAGTTGTTCCACTATTATAAGTAAAACCTGTATAGTATAGAGTTTGATTTGGAACTCTAATAGGTGTTGCCCCACTTATACCAGATGTTCCACTCGTACCTGATGAACCACTAGTTCCTGATGTTCCGCTTGCTCCAAGTGTTGCTAAAATTATCTTATGATTATTTGAGAATTGTGGATTACCACCAGCACTTACCAAAGATACGGGGACTTCCCAATAATTACTTGCTCCTACTATTTGTGTTGTCGCACCTGTTATATTCCATACTTGATAATTCGCACTATCGTTTTGGTCTTGAATTGTAATCTGTTGTCCTACTTGTAATAAAGCCAAGAATATATCTATATCTGTTATTGGAGTGTCTGTAAGATGGTTGATGTTGATTTCGGTTGATGCGGTCATCGTAATATTATTCCAAAGAATATGTCCGTTGCCAGGATTACCTGATTGTGCGTTGTCCTTTGCTTCATAATAAAAGACACTTGAAGATACACCATTTATACCGCTAGTTCCTGAACTACCACTTGTTCCCGAAGACCCTGATATTCCAATACCAGATGTTCCTGAACTACCTGATGAACCATCTACCCCACTAGTTCCTGAACTACCACTTGTTCCTGAAGACCCTGATATTCCAATACCAGATGTTCCTGAACTACCTGATGAACCATCTACCCCACTAGTTCCTGAACTACCACTAGTTCCTGAACTACCACTTGTTCCTGAAGACCCCGCACTACCTGATGAACCACTAATACCACTAGTCCCTGATGAACCAGATGTTCCTGAAGAACCACTAATACCAGATGTTCCACTACTACCTGATGTTCCTGAAGAACCATTTACCCCACTCGTACCTGATGAACCACTTGTTCCTGAACTACCTGATGCTCCAATAACATCTTCTCGTAATACCTTATAAGTTATTGTCTCACCTGAATTATTCATAATGAAATAAGCCCCTGTTGTGTCGCCAGTATAAAGGGGTAATTCACTTATTTTAAGATTGCCTGGTGGAACAACTAACGGCATCTGTTGATATATTACAGGCTCATAACTTTCGTTGTTTATAATGTCCCCATTTTCGTATAACAAATAAAATGCGTCCTCAATATAAGGGGGAATACAAGATGTCTGTTCTACTTGAATTGTAATTGTTGCCTCAATACCTACAACACTTTCCTTAAACCTATCGTTAAAGGGTGCGTATTGGACTGGCATTTGTAAGTAAAAACCATATTGAGTAAGTTGATTGATAAATGTATCAATAAAGTCATTTAAGATTTGTTGAGTTAAAGACAAACTATCTAATTGATTACTCAACTCTGGCTCACCCGTATATTCATTTAACTTGTCGTAAATTAAACAAGTAAAATTATATGATGTTAATGTATTATCTATTGTTGATGGTTGGGGAACAAAGTGTATCGCAGGATACTCTGTGATATATGTGTCTCTTGAATAATCCGATAAATTACCCCAAGAAAAAGTTCGTAGCATCGGGTGTTGTGATGCGAATACCTTGAATATTTTTATAATGTCTATGTAGGTCATTATTACTTTTTGTTTGATTGTTGTTTTTCTTTATTTGACTTATCAATCCTATACGATAAATACCCCAACACCTCGTTCAACTCTAATTTTAAGACACTACCAATATTTAAGATATTGTCTTGAGCGCACAACATAAGGGATTGATAATAGAAATCCACTACAGATTGTATTACTTCTTGAGGAGTGCTTTTTTCTTTTTCTCTATCTCTTGCTTCATCTCGTTCGTCTTGTTCTCCATAGATGATAGTATAGTTTCCATAAGTTTCTCGCCGAAAACTGCTAAAAAAAAAAGGGCTGATAAGACAGATTTAACAGGGAACTTTCTAAACTCGTGTTCTCTTGAAGCACACTCATCTAAAGAATAAGAAATCAATTCTCTATTATCCCCATACTTATTACTCGTAATTGGTTTGTATAAATGTGTTGCCAGTTTAACAAGGTTCAACGGCTTCTCTGCCATAAACACTTCCAAGTTAATCCACTCCTCATAAGAAATCTTTGAGGGGATAATTAAACCATATTTCTTTTCGTTAAAAACTACTACTTGATGTAATGGTTCTATATCATCTTGTGCTGCCCAATCAGACATCAACATCTTTGATACAAACTTTACATCACTAAACGGGGCTGACTTTATTTCATCTACCGGTGCTCCAGTTAATAGATGGATTAGTTCATAATCTTTTAACTCCTTATTTGTCTGTAAGAGTTCATATTGTTCTATGGTTAAACTTTTAACCAGGTATTCTTTCTTATCTAATACTACTTTCATATCTATACATTTTACATAAACGAATATTTCGTCTTTGATTTATTACTCATCTCCATTACCACATATCTCATACTATCTATTAAGTGGTCTTGTCCTGCCGTCTTTGAGGTAATCCTACCACTTCTGTCCTTGAACCATTTGTAGTTCTTCATCTCATCTATAAGATTAGTTGATGTTGCGTCAATTTGTATCTTATATTTTTTTAACTCTGTTATACCAAATAATACTGACCCCGCTTCTTTCTTTACCCCTCGTGCTTTATTCCACTTTCGTTTCTTTAACTCATCTATCATTCGGGGTTCTGAACTATCACATATTAAATCAAATGACTTTTGTACTCCTGTGTCGTCTAACTTGTAGGCAATATCATCTGTGGTAAGTCCCTGTTCGTAAAACAATTCTTTAACATAAAGGATATTATCTGGCTCGTTTATCAATACTAACACACAAGCACAGGGGTCAGAGGAATAACCCCAGTCCAATCCAATACCTAACATCTTTGAGTATCGTGGTGCTTCACTAACAATACTCCAATTCATAAATATTGTTTCTCTTGGTTTAACCTTCTTTCCTAAAGCATATATCTCATATAGTTCGGGGTCAATATCTTTTAAGTCCTCTATGGCTTTAACAACTGACTTTTCTAAAAAAGGATTTTGTTTATAAGTTGATATGATTAGTTGTGCTTCATCTTTCTCTTCCATTTGATAAACATACCAGTCATCTTGTTCTGATGGGTTATAATCACATATCATAAACCCTGTTGTTCTAATATCTAATTGTAGGAATGCGTCTTGTGATACTGATGTAATCTCGTTGATGAATACTACATCTTGTTTCATACCCCTTAACTTTCCACTATTATCATCGGCTCCTAAAAATCTAACCATACTACCATTATCAAATCTATAAATCACTTCTGACTTATTAAACTTGTCGGGGCTGTATAATCCCATTTGGTTCATAACCTCTTGAAAGTCAATTAAAACTGAATTACGAATTGATACTAATGTATCTCTAACGATTGTTATTGTTGTCTGTGGATTTTGTAATGCGTATAGAACAAGGTAAGATATTGTCTGGTAGGTTTTACCAGAACGAGATGAACCCCT